ATATAATATGTATAATAAATATTTAAACAATAAAATTTATGGAAAAAATTTATTTAACCGCTGAAGAAATAGAACAAATCTCTAATATTCAAAAAGCAGGATCTGCTTTAATAAATCAATATGGGGAAATTGAATATAGAATTCAACTATTAAATAATCAAAAAACCGAATTAAACCAAAATTTAGCCGAATTAAAACTAGAAGAAACAAAGTTTGCCCAAGCTATTGAGGATAAGTATGGTAAAGGTTCTGTTAATATAGAAACAGGAGAATTTACTAAAATTTAGACTTTTAATAAGTTCTCTGATATGTATAATAAAATTTAACCCACATACCCCATGCCAGAGACTTTAATTTCCCCAGGCGTTTTAGCAAGAGAAAACGACCAATCACAAATAACTGCTGGTCCTGTAACTGTAGGAGCCGCGATTATAGGCCCTACTGTTAAAGGTCCTGTTGAAATACCTACTCTTGTAACTTCATATTCTGATTATCAAAATAAATTTGGTACTACATTTGTAAGTGGTAACCAAGCTTATACTTATTTTACATCAATTGCTGCTTATAATTACTTTAATAATGGTGGTACATCATTATTAGTAGCAAGAGTAGTAAGTGGTTCGTACACCGCAGCTACAAGTACAGCAATTAGTGGTGGTGCTCAATTAACTACTCAACCTACTATTGTATTAGAAACTTTATCTAAGGGTGCTATTATGAATAGCAGTGGATCTGAAGCATCAGGATCATTAATTAGTGGCTCTATAGATAATCTAAGATGGCAAATCCTAAACCCAAATACAAGCTCAGGTACATTTGATTTATTAATCAGAAGAGGAGACGATACATCTATAACTAATCCTATAGTATTAGAAACATGGTCTGGATTATCATTAGACCCTCTTTCTTCAAATTATATATCTAGAGTAATAGGAGACCAAACTTTTAACTATAATTCTTCAGGAACTAGCTATTATTTAGAAACAACAGGATCCTTTCCTAATGCATCTAGATATGTTAGAGTGAGAGCAGTTAATAATCCTACTCCAAATTATTTTGATAATAATGGAATAGCAAAAGCACAATTTACTGCTTCTATTCCACTAGCGGCTAGTGGTTCATTTGCTGGATCTGTAGGAAGTATTGCTACAAGCTCTAATTTTTATGAAAATATATCTAGTTCTAATACTCAAGGCCTAACTGGGAGTGATTATACTGATATGATTAACTTATTATCTAATCAAGATGATTATAAATTTAATGTATTATTAACTCCTGGTTTATATAATGCTGATTATACTTCTCAAGTAACAAGTATTATATCTAATACTCAAAATAGAGGAGATTATATCTATGTGCTTGATTTAGTTAGATATAATCAAACTACAACCGCCACAATAACTCAAGCAGCTTCTAGAAATACTTCATATGCTGCTTCATATTGGCCTTGGGTTCAAACAGTAGATCCTGATTTAGGACAAAATGTTTGGGTCCCTGCCTCAACTATGATTGGTAGTGTATATGCCTATAACGATAGTGTCAGTGAACCTTGGTTTGCACCCGCAGGTATTAATAGAGGTGGTCTAGGTAATGTAATTAGAGCAGAACGCAAATTATCTCAAACAGACCGAGATATATTATACTCAGCTAAAGTAAATCCAATCGCAACATTCCCTGGAACAGGTGTTGTAGTATACGGACAAAAAACATTACAAACCAAAGCATCTGCTCTTGATCGTGTAAATGTTCGTAGATTGTTAATTGCTCTCAAGTCTTATATTTCTCAAGTATCCTTAAATTTAGTATTTGAACAAAACACAATTGCAACAAGAAATCAATTCTTAAGTCAAGTTAACCCATATCTAGAATCAGTACAACAACGTCAAGGTTTATACGCGTTTAAAGTAGTAATGGATGACACAAATAATACACCTGATGTAGTAGATAGAAATATGTTAATGGGTGCTATTTATCTACAACCAACCAAAACCGCTGAATTTATTTACCTCGATTTCAATATTACCCCAACAGGTGCTACATTCCCTGCGTAAATTTTTAAAAACGGAATATTTATAATAAAATAAAATAACATGGCAGTATTAAACCCTAACGAAATATTTTTCACATCCTTTGAACCTAAGGTTCAAAACCGCTTTTTAATGTATATAGACGGTATTCCTGCCTATATTATAAAAGCCGTAAACGGCGTTAACTTTGAACAAGGTGAACTAGTATTAAACCACATTAATGTTTATCGTAAGATTAAAGGAAAACTTAAGTGGGGTGATATTCAAATGACCTTATTTGATCCTATTACCCCATCAGGAGCACAAGCTGTAATGGAATGGGTACGTTTACACCACGAATCAGTGACAGGTAGAGATGGATATTCTGATTTTTATAAAAAAGATTTAACATTAGACATTATAGGACCTGTAGGTGATATTGTGTCGGAATGGATTATTAAAGGAGCATTTATTAAAAGTGCTAATTTTGGTGATTATAACTTTGATAACGATACCTCAGTTCAAAATATTACTTTAACAGTAGGAATGGATTACTGTGTATTGAACTTCTAAAAAACGCTTACATATTTTTCAAGAAGAGCTTGGCAACCCCAAGCTCTTTTTTTATATTATATGCCTATTATAGGGAAAGTTCTTTAACATATTCAATAATTTAAATTAAAAAAAATATGACAACATTTTATTTTGTATTAGGTATGGTTGTAGTCTTGGTAGTAGCCGAGGTTATAGCCGCATTTATTGTAATTAAAACAATAAATTCATTAAAAGAACAAGCAAGAGGATGCGACACCCAGTTTACTGATGTTTATCGTAGGGTGGATGACGTGCATCGAGACACAGATCAACAATTCCAAGAAGTTTATCGACAACTCGATTCTCGATTAGATAAACTAGAAGCTAGATTAAAAGGAACCCAAGGTTCAAAACAAGTTATAAAAGGATAAAGAATCCAATTAAAGAACTTTCCCCTATAATATTTATAATCACACAAGTTATTTAAATAAAAATTATGACAGACGAAAAACCTAGTTTCCCTACTGAAATAGTTGAATTACCCTCTAAAGGATTAATATATCCTAAAGATAATCCTTTATCAAGTGGTAAAATTGAAATGAAGTATATGACCGCCAAAGAAGAAGATATTCTTACTAATCAATCATATATTCAAGATGGTACTGTATTAGATAAATTATTACAATCTCTTATTATATCCAAAATTAACTATAATGATCTAATTGTAGGAGATAAAAATGCACTACTTGTAGCTTCTCGTATTTTAGGATATGGTAGTGAATATACCTTTAATTATAGGGGCAAAGAATATACAATAGATTTATCTACCCTAGACAATAAATCTTTTGATGAATCACTAATTACCCCAGGTGAAAATGAATTTAATTATACATTGCCAAGCTCAGGAACAAAATTAACATTTAAAATATTAACTTCAGCCGATGATAAAAAAATTGATGCTGAAATTAAAGGTATTAAAAAAGTTAATAAAAATGCTTCTCCTGAACTTACTACTAGGTTAAAATATTTAATTACCTCTGTTAATGGTGATAGAGAGACAAAAACTATTAGAGATTTTGTAGATAATTATTTACTAGCTCGTGATTCTAGGGCATTAAGAGAATATATTAAACAAATTCAACCTGATATTAATTTAAATTTTACAGATGATAGCGGTGAGGAGGTCGCTATCCCAATTAATCTTAGCTTTTTTTGGCCTGACACCTGAAATAGCTCCTCAAGCTAGAATAAATTTATTTTCTCAAATCCATGAAATAATATTTCACGGGAAGGGAGGATATGATTATCATACCATATATAATATGCCCATATGGTTACGTAAATTTACATTCCATAAAATAGAAAAATGGTATAGTGATGAAAGTGATGCTGTAAATAAAGCAAATCAAGGCAATTCAACTCAAGTTGTAAGCACAGACGGAAAAGTTAATGTCCCTGAATTTGCGGCTGCTAGTAAACAATATAAACCTACTTATAGTACAAAAGCATTACGAAAGTGATGCTTTTCTATATTTATAATAAACATAATATTTAAGTATAAATGGCCGCTCCTACTCCTACTTTACAAGATTTACAAAATGCTATTAGTAAATTAAATTTACTTACTGGACAAAATTATGATAATTTATTAAATGGGGTAGCAAATGACGCACAAAAAATATCTCAAAATCTTAAATTAGTTAACGACCAAATACAACAAATCGCAGGTGATACTAATTATTTAGATCAATCCTTTGAAAAAATAGTAAAAACAATGCAATCTATGTTACCTATCTTGGCATTACATAGATCGGCAATAAAACCTTTAGAAAATCAAGCTGAAAATTTATTAAGAATAAAAAGGGGAGAACAAGATTTTAATTATAAAAATTATTTAATATTTAAAGATCAAAATAAACAATCTATTGATCGTTTAAATGAAGAAATAAAAAGAACACAAATACAAAAAAACCAAGGATTAATTAGTGACCAACAAGCTGACAATAGAAAAAAGGAATTAGAAGATCAAATTCAAGATGCCAAATATATAAATGGAGAATATGAAGAAGCTTTAATATTAAATAATAAAATAAATAAAGAATTAGGGATTCGTGCTATAACTGTTAAAGCACTAGATTCTTTAATTAAAGATATGGGACTTCCGGATTTAGGTTTTGAGGATGCTTGGAAAGAAACCCAAAGATTAGCACAAGAAGCCGAATCAGCAGGTGAAGAATTTAATGCTATAAAAACTTTTACAAGTATAATATCTACAAATTTAACAGCATCTCTTAACCCCATAGGACTTTTACAAAACGCAGCCCAAAAATTATATGAAGCCACTAAAGCCGCCGATAAATCTACAAGTGAACTCGCTAAATCATTTGGTATATCATATGCCGAAGCCGCATCTTTACGCAATGAATTAAACACTATAGCCAATTTAAGTACTGATATAAATGTAAATACTGCATCATTACAAAAAGCACTTATAGAACTTAATAAACAATTTGGTACTTCTACCATGCTAAATGGCGAGCTATTAAAAGATTACACCAGATTAACTGAAGTAGCAGGATACACAGCAGAAGCCGCAGCCAGTTTATCAAAAATAACAGTAGCAACAGGTACCGATTTATCAAAAAATACTTCTGAAATATTAGGACAAGCAGTAGCATTTAATGCTGTAAACGGCTTGGCATTAAATGAAAAAGAAATTGTAGAAGCAGTAGCTAAAACATCTGCTGCTACTACTTTATCATTAGGTATGCAATCTGGTAAAATTGCTGAGGCAAATTTGCAAGCTAAAGCATTAGGTACTACTTTAGAAAAAGTAGAACAAATTGCAAGTTCACTATTACAATTTGAATCGTCTATAGAAGCTGAACTTTCTGCAGAATTATTAGTTGGTAAAGATTTATATTTAGAAAGAGCTAGATTATTAGCTTTAAATAATGATTTAGCAGGAGTTGCTGAAGAAATAGCTAAACAAATAGGAACCGCTGCTGATTTTACAAATATGAATGTTATACAGCAAGAAGCATTAGCTAAAGCTGTAGGCATGACCAGAGAGGATTTAGCAAAATCATTAATAGAAAGAGAAGCATTAGCTAAAATTGGAGAAGGAGACAAAACCGCTTTAGAAGCATACAATAGACTTAAAAAAGAAGGATTATCAGATGATCAAATAGCTTTAAAATTAGGAGATGATAAACTAGCTGCTCAGCTTAGATCACAATCTATCCAAGAACGTTTTAATAAATCAGTTGAAAAACTTCAAGAAATATTTGTTTCATTAGCTGAACCTATATTACAAATAGTATCTCCTTTTATGGATTTGGTTACTAATATATTACCTTTAATAAATGTAATTTTAACTCCTGCTCTTACTACTATTAAATACATAGGAGAAAGTATTGCAGGGTGGTTAAATATTTTTGATGGAGGGTTAGATAAACTAACAAATATGCAAAAAATAGTAGGACTTATAGGTACTCTTATTATAGGATGGAAGACATACACAATAGCTTATACCGCTTATCAAACTATAGCAGCTGCTGTAACTGCTATGACAGCAACCGGAGCAATAGCAACAGCATCTGCACTTTCTTTAGGTTTAGGTATAGCTACCGTAATAGGAGGAATTTTAATGGCTGTGGGTGCTATGAAAAACGCAAGTAAAGATGCCACTTCAAGCACTAAAACCGCAAACGACATGATCTCTCCAGGTTACGGCAAACGTACTCTTCTAGCTCCAGAAGGTGCAATAGCATTAAACGATAAAGATACAGTTATAGCCGGAACTAAACTATTTAAAGGCAATGATGTTATAAGCGCACCCCAAGGAGCAATAAATATGTCCCCTCCTATTCCTCTTCAACCCCAACTTCAACCCATTCTAGTAACAGTAAATAATTCATACGATGGAACACAATTTGAAACTGCTAGAAATATATCACGTAGACAAATTCAATAATTTACATATTTATAATAAATTTAAATCAATAAAATTATGGCATCAATATTAGATAAATATCAAAACGGTAATGGGACATCATTAGCATATCCCAATGTTACCCCTGGTAAACCCGCAAACCCAGGAGTTACAAAACAATCTAAGTTACACGATTCTTATTCTATAACTGGAGATAAGAAACAAGCTGTAAATACAGCTTATCAAGCCTATAACGATGGAACTGTTAATAGTTTACCACAACCCTCATCACTAGATTTAAATGGGAAAACCCCTAAAAGTGCGTACACTAATAATCTTCCTGAAAAAGGTATTGATAGAAGAGCAATAGATTTAACTCCCCCCTCCAGGTAGATAATAAATGGCTTTAATAAATTCATTTGATAAAACTAAATTACGATCCTTAAAATATGGAGGAGATAGGCCTGGGGGTGGGAATAGTAACCAACCCTATATTGAATCTAAGATCCCTAAACCTGATCAATACCCTGCTCCTAAAGTAAAATTGGTTGAGGCTGTTGAAAGATCATTTGAAGATATTAAAAGGCTAGGTAAATGGTTTTCTCAACCTTTATTAAACGGAATCCTGTTTACAGCTAAACAAAATTTATTATCTCGTACTGCTGTTCCAGCTCAAGGGGGGACTTCACAAGCCCCTAAACTATTAAATGAAGGAGTTTATACTCCTTTATCTACATTAGCACAAGCAGGTGTTGTAGCATTTGGGGGCCATTTAAATAAACAAGGATTAAATCCTTTTGATGGGGTGGGTTTACCTTATACTCCTAATTTATATTTAGATAAAGTAAAAGAATCTAATGGGGGGGCCGGAGATAAGAATAGATTATATAATTTATGGGCTACCCTAATTGATACTAAAACTTTATTAAATCCTGAAATTTTATCATATAATGGGGGCCCTGGTTCAATATTAGGTGTAGGCAAAACTAATATTAGATTTGCTGACCAAAGAACTGGGAAAAACAATGCTAAAAATATTAATGGAAAGAACACTTGGACCCCAAACCAATCAGAACAAAATAATACTGATCGTAGTCGAAAATTTTTAGATATATTACTAAGTAAAGCTACAGGGGTTACAGAAAAATATTATCAAAGTACTAATAAATCTATAAATTTTTTAACTTTAGATCCTAAACCTACAGATGGTAATTTTGTTTACCAATCCGGTTCTTTTGCGTCTAAACCTAATTCTAGCCCTCAAAACACCCATACTTTTAACCAAACCCAAATAATATCCCAATCTGCCCAATCTAAAACTAGTTTTGGTTCTCCAAGTTTACAAGATTTTAGAACAGATTTATTAAAACAAGATAGGGAAGGGTATATAATGTCGGCAGCACCTGACTATGCTACAAAAAATATAGATTCATCAAACTATATTAGTATGGATTCTGCTGGAAAAAGGGGAAATAAAAAAAGTTATACAAAAGGAAAAAACAATGATATTAAAAATGTAATAGATAAAATTACATCATTAGGAGTGCAACAAGGACAATATCAACCTGATTTATGTAGTTTTCGTATAGATTTTTTAAACACAGGAAGAGATAACAAAGGCTTTGTAACCAAATTTATTCAATTTAGAGCATACCTAGATAATATATCAGATAGCTACGATCCTAATTGGAACTCATTCAAATACCCAGGTAGAGCTGATAGTTTTTACACATATGAAGGGTTTGATCGTAAACTTACTTTAGGGTGGAGTATAGTAGCATTATCTAAAGGAGAACTAGAACCTATGTATGAAAAATTAAATTATTTAGCTAGTGCAACTACCGCTGAATACTCGCAATATGGATACATGAAAGGAGTATTAACTCAATTAACAATAGGAAATTACATTAAAGAACTTCCAGGCTTTATTAATAGTTTAACTTATGATATATCTACTGATACTACTTGGGAAATTGGTATAAACGATGCTGGGGGTTTTGGGGGGAAGCAATTGCCCCATGTAATTAAAGTAGCTATGGGTTATACTCCTATTCCAAACCAATTAGCAAGATTTGAAGTAGACCCAACTTCTACTCCTAGATTTGTTAATATGTAATAATATGAATCGTTATCAAAATACTCCTATTTTAAAAACCGATACAGGTAAGCAATACTATGCGAGTACTCGTTATCCTGAAATTCCTAGAACCGAAAACGATATTTATGTTTTTACAACAGAGGGAGATAGATTTGATACTTTATCACAACAATATTATAGAGATTCTAGTTTATGGTGGGTAATATCAATAGCAAATCCAGATTTAAATTTTAATACTTTATTTATACCTGTAGGAACCCAATTAAGGATCCCCACAAATATAAGTGAAATCTTATTTAATTATGAAACAATAAATTCATTATAAGTTATGGCTAATGTAGTTGGAGAACATTTTTTTAAATATACTGATAATCAAGTAAAACAACGCCAAAAAATATATGCTAAAAGAGATAGAGATTCTAATGACTTAGCATATATGAATGGAAAAACAGCCTGGTTAAAACTAGTATCTTCTATTGATATAGATCAAGATAAATCTATAGAATTAGGATTAAATGGAAATCTTACTCAAGAAAAATTAGCTAGAAATTTAGTTTTATTTGGGGGAACCACAGGACACTTTGGCCTTAGTCAAGAAACAGCAGACGAATTAGGCATTGATACTAAATTACTTCTCACCAGATCAGGAATATCTGATAATAATTCTATTTTTAATTTTACTAACGCATACGGGCTAGGAGGAGATGATTTTGGGAAACGCCCTATGCCCGGTGTTATATCTGCTCAAGTTAAACCTAAAAATCGTGGATCATTACGAGAAGCTACAGTTCAAATAAAAGCTTATAATAAAGGACAATTAGATTTATTAGATGCTATTTATTTAAGAATAGGTTATACTATGTTATTAGAATGGGGATGGTCAAATTATTATGATAATTCAGGGAATTATCAATCTAATCCCAGTAACACATTAGCTTGGGAGTTTTTAGAGTATAATGGTCCTAAACCTAAAACTACAGATATCAATTATAATGATCCTAGTAATAAATCCTATAGGGTATATGGAACGGGTAGTGCTTATTGGGATTTTTTAGAAAAAATAGAAAAAAAACGTGGTTTCTCAAATGGTAACTATGATGCTATGTTAGCTAAAGTAGCTAATTTTTCATGGGAATTTGGAAATGACGGAACATATGATGTAACTTTAAAATTAATATCTGTAGGTGATGTAATTGAATCTCTTAAAATAAACATTTTTTCTCCTAGAATATTTAATAGTGTAACTAATACTAATAATAATTATTGGCCTAATAAATACTATAAACACGATATAGGAAAACATTTATGGGGTAAACTTAATACTAATACTGTTTCTCAACTTGAATCATCAGTAATGATGGGGGGATTAGGTGCGGGGGGCACTAATACTACAGTAGTTACCAAAACTAAATTTAATATACCTTTAGTATGGGCCCCTGCTAATGGGATTATTAATGATATAGTTACAGATAATCATGATGTAGCTGATATAAAACCATATGGAGTAGAAGGTCCAATATCAGTAGGTAATAAATCAAATTTTTATTATCGTTTTGGAGCTTTCCTTAAATATATGGAAGATGAATTACTTTTATATGATGAATCCGGAAGACCTATCATAACAATAGATTATGATACTAACACTAATTTAATATTTAGAACTCCTAATCAAATATCTACATTTCCTAACAAGTGTATTGTAGGTGGGGTTCAATACGGCACTAATGATAAAAATAAAGATGCAATTTTATTTCCGGGTTGTGCCCCCTATCCTGCATCTTCCATCTATGCAGATATAAATTATGCTGGATTATTAATGAATATATATATTAATTTTGATTTTATACTAGAAACTATAGAAACTAGTACAGATCAAGAAACAGGTGATTTAAGTATATTTACTTTTTTAAAAAATATATGTGATGGGATAAATAATTCTTTGGGCGATTATAATAAAATAGAACCTGTATTAGATGAAGATAGACTTTATTTTATAGATCAAACACCACTTCCTGAAGCTGAAAAATTAAGAGGTTTAATTAGAAATTATGGTAAAGCTTTTGATTTATATGCCCCCCAACCAACTTATTTTAACCCTTATGGTATAGGTCCTAAGGGTGGTAGTTTAGGGACTTTTGTAAAAAAGTTTAGCATTAAAACTGAATTAACTAATGATTTTGCTACTATAGTAACTGTAGGGGCCCAAGCAAATGGGAATGTTGTAGGAGAAGATGCTACTTTATTATCTAAATGGAATAAAGGTTTAACAGACAGAATTATACCTGTAAAAACTGATTTTTATAAATCTAATATTTCGGGTTCACGCAAATTGGACGAAACCGATTTTGAAAGTATAAAAAAGCAATATTTAATAATAGTAAACGATTATTTAGATGGAACTATAAGAACCCAAGGAGATGATAATAGTTACGAATCTGATAAAAAAGTAATGAAAACTTTTATTGATTATATAAACCAACAAAACACCCAAGCTTCGGGTTCTATAACTACAGGTCTAGGATTTATTCCACTTAATTTAAATTTAACATGCGAAGGTATATCAGGCCCAAAAATATATCAACAATTTTCTATAGATACAAACTTTTTACCTAAAAAGTATCCTGATGTGCTAAGGTTTTTAATTAGAGGTATAACCCATAATATACAAAATAATATATGGGAAACTACTTTTGATAGTTTATCCATCCCAGAACAGGTGGAAGCATATGGACAACCTGTAGAAGTTAGAACTGTTATAACTCAACGAGGTAAAGATATAAGGGGTAAACTAGGATCTAATGAAAGCTATTTATATTATTTTATGTTTGCTGCTTATCTTAGAGGGATAACTAAAAATTTTAATTTACTTTCAAATAATCCTTTAAATAAAGCAAAATTTAATATACAAAAAAGTGCTTATATATCTAGTTTAAGTAGATTACGTGAATCCGGTTTATTACCTTCTAAAGATATCTTTGGGGGAACCGGATTAGGGCCTATAGCTACTGCTGCTATAATGGGTAATATAACCCAAGAATCTAATTTTAATTGGGGTATTACAAATTCAATAGGAGCAACTGGTCTAGTTCAATGGCTAGGCTCTAGAAAACAAGCTATATCAACAAAATACCCAGATTTTCAAACAAACCCTTTAAATCAAATAGCTTTTATATTTAACGAATTAAATGGCGAAGTTACAGACTATCGAAGTGATAAATTGGCATTAACACAATTAAAACCTTTAGAAGATAAAGCACTTCCCTACATACAAAAACTAGTTTCAGGCGAAGACAAAACATACACGTCAGCAGATATTCCTTCGGATTTATATAATATTATATTAAATGCAACTAAAATAATATTTGATTCTTATGAAATACCAGGTGATGACACTTTACCATATAGACAACAATACGCTTTAGAAGCCTTTTTAAATTTAATAGGAAGAAAAGCTGTTATATTTGAAAATCCTAACATCCTAGGTCAAATCCCTAAAGATAATACTACTAATCCTATAAAACCCCAAATAGATCCTCTTACAGGCAATCCATTCCCAAACCAATCTAACACCTACTTAGATCCAGTATCTAAAATTGCATATAGTGATAAATTAGAAGACATAATAAAAATAGGAAATTTGGTATTAGCTGGTGGGAGAAAGAGGGGGGCATCAGGTACATTTTAAATAAAAAATATGCCTAAATACTATCCAAAATCTCAAATAACAACCAATTTATACACAAATGGGGGGGAATACATAATATTTTCTACAGGAGAACCATATATTGGATTCTATTATAAACTTTCTACTGGCCAAACCTTTAGTGGAAAAACACCGGAAGATGCTTTTGTTGTTCCTATCATTAAATCTTCCCCAACCCCTACCCCCTTAAAATCTAACATTCAAATTAGTAATATTGTCCCTTCAGAGTATACGGATATTCGTTCTTTAACTAAAGAATCATACCTTTTACCTGTTTATAACCCAACTCTTCCTACAGAATCAGATTATAAATTAGGTAAATTTACAAGATACTTTTGTAAAAAATCAAATGAATTAATTTACATTGAAATTGATAAAGATACATATACTAATCTAATTAAACAAAATTCAGAATATTTATGGCAATTATATATCCCATTTGAAATTCCCTGGCGATTAACAGGGAATAATCAACAAGTATACGACACTAATAAAAATGTTACAGAATTAATTTCTCAACGACTTCAATTATTTAGATTTGGAGATTACCTAAAACATGATTATCTTAAGTACTATCAATAAAGTTATACTTAAGTGTTTTGGCTAATAGAAAATAAACAACAACTAGAGCAATTTAGCAATAGGAATTTAGACGAAATATTCGTTGAGATAATACCCTACTCGCCATTCACTCACCCTGCTCAAAATTCAATTTGTTGTATTTACATTCGTCCTATAAATCACCATAAAGGATTTTTAATACCTATCTTCCACACCGAAGTAGAAGAACAATTATTTGAAGATAAAGTATTCCTGCTAATAAAAAACGCAAAGAAAATATATGTAAAAGATAAAAAGGAATTTTTACATTACTTTCCATTAAAGCAGGCGTATGACATCACACTCCACAATCCTACGTATATACAATTCACGCCCGCCCACGAATTTCTATACCAAAAATACCCAGCGAGGCGCTATTTGAAGAATTAGAATACTTAATAGGACAGCCCATAAATGAATTTTACAACCACGAAACAACGTGGGTATTTTATGGTATAGAACAACCCGGTTTATTTGTGGATAATATCGCTTATAACCAACTGTTTAATCAAGACATACAAACCGATGTGGTTTACACTCAATACAATTTTAAGACATTAACTACGCGTCCTTCCAATACATTTAACGGCATTAACTACGCTGCGCTCAATAAGGAAAATGGTTGCCGCAGTGCTTTTATCTCTCGCAACACAGAGCTTGTTGAATTTGATATTTCCGCTTACCACCCCACTTTAGCTAGTAGGCTCGTTGATTGTGATTCGATTGATTTTTCTAATTTTTACGCTTCAATCGGACAAGAAATGGGCATTAGCGAGGCACAAGCAAAGGAAGCTACGTTTCGACAATTGTACGGCGGAGTACAAAAAGAGTACGAAAATATTGAATTTTTTAGAAAAGTTAAGAAATACACTTACGATAACTGGGAAGAGTTCAATAACGCCGGGCAAGTTATTGTGCCAATTTCGGGTTATTGTTTTAAAAAGGACAAGTTGGATAACATGAATCCGCAAAAATTGTTTAATTATGTGCTACAAAATTTGGAAACTGCAAATAACGTTCGTATATTATGGCATATATTTAAACTCTTAAAAGGAAAAAATACAAAATTAGTTATGTACACCTACGATGCATTTTTGTTTGATTGGGATAGCAATGAAAAGGATATCCTTGACCAAATAAAGCATATTTTTAATTTGAACAATTTGCGTTTTAAGGTAAAAAATGGAAAAAATTATGACTTTTAACATACCCTACGATATGTATAGCGCGGATGACTCCGTAAACTATACTGATTTGAACAATAAACTGTTTTGTACTTTTACTACTCCCGATCAATTAGAGGATTTGGTGAGGTCTATATCCCATATGTACACAATAATGTACAATAAGATATTTATATTGGAGGTAAAGGATAGCAACGAGTACGTTTTAACGTACAACACTGAGCAAGGTAATGTGAGTCACATTCCTGCTAATACAATATTGGTACACAGGAAGAAAGATTCGAATACATTATATACGATTAATGCTTTGAATGAGTTAATTAAGGGTTTGAACGGGGGAGTTGTTGATATCAATTATAGAATAAATTGGCAACACTATAAAAATACAATTTTGTTAACCCAGCAAAATGAATTGAAACAATTGAAGACAAAGATTTACGAAATTGTTGAACTATAATTTGGCTTAGCCAAAATTAGTTATTATATTCAATCATTAACCAATTAAATTTAAAAATGTTATGGATTTAAACGCAATCAAATCGCGTCTCAACGAGATGCAAAAAACCAGTACTAAACAGTCTGGTGAGGAGCGTAAAGCGGCGTTTTGGAAACCTACTATAGGTAAACAAACAGTACGCATTGTACCCTCTAAGCACAACCCCGCAATGCCGTTTAGTGAGATTTTCTTTCACTACGACATTGGTAAACCTGTTATGGTATCGCCAATTAACTGGGGCGAAAAGGATCCCATTGTAGAGTTTGCGGCTCAATTGAGAAAGACTAGCGACAGGGAAAATTGGCGCTTGGCCAAAAAAATTGAACCTAAGGCTCGTTACTTTGCTCCTGTAATCGTTAGAGGTGAAGAGGATAAAGGAGTTCGTTTGTGGCAATTTGGTAAGGAAACTTATGAAGCGTTCTTGCAACTTGCTGTTGACGAAGAAGTAGGTGACTATACCGACATTAATGAAGGTCGCGATATTAAATTGGTAACTGTAGGTCCTGAATCTACTGGAACCAAGTACAATCGTACCACACTTAGCCCTTCGATGAAGAATAGTCAACTAGGATCAGGTGATCAAGTGAAAACTTGGTTGGAAACTCAACCTAATCCAAAAGATATGTTCAAGCCTTTTTCGTTTGACGAAATGAAAGCTGCGCTTCAAAATTGGTTGAATCCAAGTGAAGACGAGATCGTTGATGAGGAAAAGGTGACTGAAGAAGCTCCTAAAACTAACTATTCACTAAACACGTCTACTAACAACGTCAAACAATCTAAATTGGATAAATTTAACGATATTTTTGACGAAGAGAGTGACAACGATATGCCCTTTTAATCATGGCTAGAAAGCGCGATGAATCTTTAGCTGAGGCAGTATCTGCTGAGCTAAAATCAAATTTTAATCTTGATAAATTCAAGGATAAAAAGGGCTTATCAGGTAATGTTAAGTTCAAACCCCAAAAGTGGGTTCCGCTTTCTCCTGCGTTCCAAGAAGTAACCTCTGTGCCCGGTATCCCTGCCGGACACATTGTGTTGCTTCGCGGGCACAGCGATACAGGTAAAACCACAGCGCTAATTGAAGCTGCTGTTAATGCTCAAAAGGCAGGAGTATTACCTGTATTTATTACTACCGAGATGAAATGGTCTTGGGAACACGTTCAACAAATGGGGCTTGAGGTTAATCAAATTATAGACAAAGAGACAGGTGAAATTACAGATTATAATGGATTTTTCATTTATGCCGATAGAGAAACAATACATACTATTGAGGATGTAGCTGCTTTTATTTTGGATTTGCTAGACGAGCAGAAGAAAGGTAATTTACCTTACGATTTGATGTTCCTATGGGATTCTATTGGTTCTGTACCTTGCGAATTATCAGTTCGTTCTAATAAAAACAACAACGAATGGAATGCAGGTGCTATGTCAACTCAATTTGGTAATAATGTAAACCAACGTATTACATTGTCTCGTAAAGAAAGTTACCCATATACTAATACTTTAGTGTGTATTAATAAGGTTTGGACAGCTAAAGCAGAAACCCCAATGAGTCAACCTAAACTTATGAATAAAGGTGGTTTTGCGATGTGGTTTGATGCAACGTTTGTTATTACATTTGGTAATGTAGCTAATGCCGGAACTAGTAAAATTAAAGCTATTAAGGATGGTAAGCAAGTTGAATTTGCTAAACGTACTAAAATCCAAATTGATAAAAACCACATTAATGGTATTACTACAAGAGGTAATATAATTATGACCCCTCACGGATTTATTAATGACAGTGAGAAAGAAATTAAGTCATATAAAGACTCACACGCCAAAGAATGGAGTGCGATACTTGGTGGACTAGACTTTGATATCATTGAAGAAAATGATACATTTATAGATACCACTGAATACATAAACGAGCCGGATTAATATGGAAAATAAAGATTTATTACAACTCCTTGACAATATAGTTGAAGGAGGTGAGACGGAATCCTTAAATAAGCACGATAGAGTGCTTTTGATTGATGGGCTAAATCTATTTTTTAGAAACTTTGCCATGTTAAAGTTCATCAATGACGAAGGTGTGCACGTAGGAGGTTTAGGTGGTTTTTTACGTTCACTAGGCTCACTAATAAATTATATTAATCCAACCTCGGTTTATGTGATATTCGATGGAGTAGGTTCTACAGTTAATCGTAGAAACCTACTCCCCGAATATAAAGAAAATCGCAATATAACTCGTATTACTAATTGGGAAGTATTTGATAATTTAGAAGAAGAAAATCAATCTAAAGTAGATCAAATCACCCGTTTAATTCACTATGTACAATGTCTACCTGTTAAAACTATATCACTTAATAAATTAGAAGCAGATGATATTATAGCACATTTGTCTTTTAAATTATCTACAGATTATAATTCTAGGGTATTTATAGTTTCTAGCGATAAGGATTTTTTACAATTAGTAAATAAAAATATAGCAGTATATAGGCCTATTGAACGTGAAGTTTTTTTACCTAAAGCTGTGTTGGAAAAATACGGGGTATTAGCATCTAATTTTATTTTATATAAAGTATTATTAGGCGATTCTTCAGATAAAGTTGGTGGTGTAAAAGGTTTGGGTGATAAAAAATTACTTAAATATTTTCCTGAACTAGCTCAACGCCCCCTTACTTTAGATGATATTTTTGATATATGTAAACCTAAAATAAAGGAACACGTTATATATTCTAGGATATTATTTGAAGAAAATAATTTAAGACGCAATTATAAGGTTATGGATTTGCATAATCCTATGATTGATGACAATGAAAAACAAATTCTAAAAGAACTAGTTGAAAAAGATACACCTAAACTTGAATCCCAACTTTTTCTTAAGTATTATCACGAAGATGGATTGCGGAACTTAGTTAATAAAAATATTGAGTATTGGCTCCAATCCACATTCAAACACTTAACCAGTTATAATCAATAGTTATATGACATTAAAATCAATCGAAGAATACGGACCGGGCTTCCAAGTAAAAGTACTAGCAGCACTATTAAATCATAAAAGTTTTTTAACAAACATATATGATATTATAACTGAAGATTACTTTACAAATCAAGCCCACAAATGGATTATTAAGGAAATATTAAAATATTATGAAAAATATCATACTACTCCATCGTTAGAAGTACTTAAAGTAGAACTTAAAAAAGTACAAAACGAAGTATTACAAATTTCCATTAAAGAACAACTTAGAGAAGCATACAAGGAATCAGACGATTTAGCGTATGTTGAAGAAGAATTTTCATCGTTTTGTAAAAATCAAATGCTTAAAAAAGCATTACTTCAGTCTGTAGAACTATTACAAGCGAATTTAATGAACTGTTACAAGGTGGATTAGGTAATGGTGACTTTGGTCTTATATTTGGTAATCCAGGTGGTGGTAAATCTTGGGCGTTAATTGCATTAGGTGCTAATGCTGTAAGTATGGGGTATAATGTTATACACTACACACTTGAATTAGGTGAAGAATATGTTGGTAGAAGATACGATGCGTATTTTACTAAAATACCTGTTAATTTAATTATACCTAATAAGGAAAAAGTAGCAGATGCTACTAAAAATCTACCTGGTAACCTAATTATTAGAGAATATTCACCAGGTAAAGCATCGATTTCAACAGTTGAATCACACATTAAAAAATGTATTGATTTAGATTTTAAACCTGATTTGATCATTATTGACTATGTAGACCTTCTTCGTTCAAAAAAGACAAATCGTGAGCGTAAGGACGAAATTGATGATATTTATACCAGTACTAAAGGATTAGCTCGTGAATTAGATTTACCTATATGGTCTGTTTCACAAGTAAATCGTGCGGGTGCACAAGACGATATTATTGAAGGTCACAAAGCTGCGGGATCATACGATAAAATTATGATCACTGACTTTGCGGCCTCTTTAAGTCGTAAACGTCAAGATAAAGTAAATGGAACAGGTAGATGGCATATTATGAAAAATAGATACGGAATGGACGGATTGACATATGGGGCTAAAGTAGATACCTCTACTGGGCATTTCGAAATTATTTCAGATGCTGAGTTGGAAGATATAACCCCACCATCACCCCCAACCTCAAACTTTAGTAATGGTGTATCTGAAAGTGATAAAGCTGCTTTAAGACAATATCAAAATTTCTTTTTAAATACTTAATTTAAATCTATATTATGTCGATTATTGAACCGAGATTATTCTACAAACCTTTTGAATACCAAACAGCGTTTGAATATTATAAAAACCAACACAGAGCCCATTGGTTAGCTGACGAGGTACCTTTAGCATCTGATCTAAACGATTGGAAACTTAAACTAAATGAATCTGAAAAGAACCTTATAGGTAACATTTTAAAATCGTTTGCTCAAACCGAAGTTCACGTAAACGATTATTGGTCAACCAAAGTATCTACTTGGTTTCCAAAACCTGAAATACAAGCTATGTCTCGTGCATTTGCTGATTTTGAAAGCATACACGCTGAAGCATATGCTCGTTTGAACGAAGAACTAGGTTTAGATAACTTTGCAGCATTTTTAGAAGATGAAGCATCAAAAGCTAAAATTGAAAGACTAATCGAAGTACCTGGTGAGACACTAGAAGAAAGAGCACTATCACTAGCCATATTCTCAGCATTTACAGAAGGTGTAAATTTATTTTCATCGTTTGCTGTACTAATGTCATTCCAGCTTCGCAATTTAATGAAGGGTACCGGTCAGATTGTAGAGTGGTCGGTAAGAGATGAATCGTTACATTCACAAGCCGGTTGTTGGTTATTTAGAACACTACTTCAGGAACAACCATATTTAGATACACACGAATTAAGAGATAAGGTTATTGAAGCTTGTCATCTATCAGTACAGCTTGAATTTGACTTTATTGACAAGGCTTTTGAAATGGGTAATATTGAAGGCTTAACCAAAGAACAACTTAAAAACTTTATTAAAGCAAGAGCAAACGATAAGATGGTTGAACTTGGATATAAGGCAATTTATAACGATATTGACCCGAATTTA